ATCTTGTAGACTTAATGCTGTCCATTCTGTATCATAATCTACTTCTGAAGATTTGATTAAAGAATCTCCTGTTGCTCCTCCCATGGGAACTCCTTCTCCAGCAGGTCCAGTATCTCCAGTAGGTCCAGTAGGTCCTTGTGCTCCTGTATCACCAGTATCTCCAGTTGATCCTGTGGGACCAGCAGGCCCAGTATCCCCAGTATCTCCAGTGTCTCCTTTCGAACCTGTATCTCCAGTAGGTCCAGTAGGCCCAGTATCACCTTTTGGTCCAGCTACTCCTGCTAAATTAACATCCCAAGAACTATAAGTCCCTGACCCATAAACAGTTTGTACATCATATGTAAGAGTAGTTCCAGAATAACTTACTACTATTACATCTATGTAATTTGAAAAATCATAAGCAATAACAGCTGACTGTCCTGCTGAATATGCTAAATCTGAATCTATCGTTATATCATTTTCTCCTGAGATAGTATCTAAATTTATTGTTGTAGTAGAGGTAGTTGAATAAATATCTCCTGCCTCTCCAGTAGGGCCAGTATCCCCTGTTGCCCCTGTAGGCCCAATTGCTCCAGTATCACCTGTATCACCTTTTGCACCTGTATCCCCAGTATCACCTTTCTCTCCTGTAGGTCCGGTATCTCCCGTATGACCAGTTGGCCCTGTGGGACCTGTATCACCAGTAGGACCTGTATCACCTGTATCTCCTTTATCTCCTGTATCTCCAGTGGGACCTGTATCACCAGTATCTCCTTTTTCTCCTGTAGGACCTGTATCACCAGTATCGCCTTTTTCCCCCGTTGGTCCTGTAGATCCAGTATCACCAGTTGGGCCTGTGGGTCCAGTAGGTCCTTGAGTCCCAGTGTCACCAGTATCTCCAGTTGACCCTGTAGGTCCTGTTGGTCCTGTATCTCCTTTATTTGCTAATAAAGCCCAGTCACTTGAATTAGATTCTGGTTCTTTATTTATATTATTAGTTATAGCAGCATAAGAACTACCTAATCTATCTACAATATCTCCTATTGTATAATTAGTTGCACTGCTCCAAGTCCCCTTTGTTAAATCACTAAATTTTTTAACTGTCATATTTTTTAATGTTTAATTCTTTTTATATAAATTGTAGAATTTTTACTTCTCATATTATAATCAAATGTTTCTTCTTGATATATTAAAATCTCATCTTCGCTTTCACCAACTAATACTTGATCAAATGCATCAGTTAAGATCCTACCTCTAGGTCTACTTAATTTATGTTTAAATCTCTTTGTATAAGTTGTCATATTTCTTTTAATTTCATTAAAGAGTTCCAGGCATTCTTTTTCATTTCTTCTACTGAATATTTCTTTAATGATTCTTCATAATCTTTAAACTTGTATCCATCCCCTTCTACTTCTTTTTCTAATACTACCTCTCGGGGGATTCCTAACGAGTCTGCTAATATAACTGCGTGTAAGGATGAGCAAACTAATTTCTCACATTCTGACACTTCCTTAACTACGTTTTCTATTCCGGATAAAATATCTATAACCTTTTTTCCTTTTGTTTTTTTGTATAATTTAAAATGTGGTAAATATCCTTTCTTGTATTTTTTAACTATTTTTTTAGGAGCATATAAGTAAGCAAGGATTCCTAGATCAAAGTATAATGCGCTTATCTTGGCTTTCTCTGCTGTTAATGGTCCTCTGACTCCTAACACTGTTGCATTCTTTAAGTCCGGGACCCTGTCGCTCTCATACATGGTTCCTGTTCCTATAATAATTCCTGAATAATCTTCCGGAACTCTTTGTAAGACACTACCTGCTCCAAACACTTCAGCTTTGTCCGGACCTACTATTTCTACATCTTTCTCAACATAATCTTCTATCAATCTTTTTGTTATAAGATCACCGAAGTTCTTTCCATTTCCTGCTGAGGAAGAGTATAGCTTTACTCTATCTTTTAACAATCTCCATCCTTTCTTTCTTAATTCTTTAAAGGCTTTTTCTTTGTAATTAATCAATTCTTTATATTGATTCTTTTCATCTTGAATATCATGAGACGCTGGATCTATCTTTGTTAATCTAATTCCTTTCTTTCTAGCTATATAACTCATATATAAGTCTTCTGCTTTTTTAAACTGCTCTGGAATATTTTGTAATGATTCTTCTTCTAATATCTTTCTATCAAAGATCATTGCTCCTGTTCCCACATAATCAACTTCTTCTCCATGTTTAGCCTTAATACTATTCCAGTAATTCTTATCAAATATCCTAGTAAAACATCCTAGTATTCCTCCATATCTTTTAAACTGATCGTAATAATATTGAATAAAATTATTATTTATACTTTGATCATCGTCTATAAATATAATCGGGTTTCCAGTTGTTTCTTTAGCTAAAATAAATCTAGCTGCTGATCCTACATTTTCTACAGATTCAAATACTTTTACTTTCTCTCCTACTTTTGAATCTATCTCTAATTTCTTTCCACTATTATTCCAAATATTAACTCTAAATTTTTGAGTAGTCTGTTCTTTTAATTGTTGTAATAAAATGGGAATCCTTTCTGGTCTTTGATAAGTAACAATACAAACTTCAATTGGTTCTGGTATATTTTGATTTCTTATAAAAAGTACTCCTTTATTAGTTGCTAACCTTGAATATTCTAACCATTTCGATTTCATTGGTTCATAATGCATAGTTCCCATTAACTGAAGAGCTTCTTTAAAATCTGGATTTATTCTAATAGCATGCATACACATCATTCTAGCGTCTTCTCCTTTCATAAGCTTCCAGTAACATTTAGCTATCATAAGATATGCTTCAGCTATCTCTGGTTTCCAATTTGCTCCTTTAAGATACTCATTATACCACCAAATAGCTGTAATATAATCTTTTCTATAAAAATACTCTCTTGCTAAATAAAACTTTTCTCTAGATTTATTAGGATTCTTTGCTACATCTTCTTTTAATATATTTAATGTTCTGTCTGGATTCTTTTTATGCGTTGGAGAATATCCTCTTACAATCTGTATTCCTTCTTCTTTCGCTTGATTTTTAATTCCTGTTACATAATTATGTGCTGCTCCTTCCCATTTTATCTTTGGATCATTCTTAAATATATTAGGGAAGAAATGAAAACTATTAGAACTGATTAATTTAATCGAAATAGCATCTTTATCTTTATGTCTTTTTAATGCTTTATAAACTTCTTCTATCGGAGTTTTAAGATAATCATCTGCATCTATAACCATAATCCAGTCTTTCGTACATTTTGAATTAGCATAATTTCTAGCTTCTGCAAAATGATTATTCCACTTATAATCAGTATAAACTTTCTTTGTATATTTCTTAGCAATCTCTACCGTCTTATCTGTTGATCCAGTATCACAAATTACTATTTCATCTACTCCTTTAATACTATCTAAACATCTAGGCAAGTCTTTCTCTTCATTCTTCACTATCATTGCAATTGTAAGTGTTTCTTTTTTATTCATTAATCTTGATATAAATCATCATGATAATTATCTTTTTTTAATCTCATTTTCGGTTGCTGATCTTCTGCCCTTGATTGATAATGTTCTGCTATTTCCGCTTCTAGTGTTTCTAATTCTGGTTTTAATTGAGATGCTTTAGTGGCTAATCCTAATGATAAAGCACCATCATATGAAGCTCCTGCTGACAAATAATCATGAAAGAGAGGATTAAATCCTGCTTCCTTTGTTGTATCTGCTGATATAAAGTAAGAAGGTAATCTTTGTCCTCTAACCATAAAACCTTCATCGGCTGTTAAGTAAGACAAATCTGGTCTTGGATAAAGCATTACTGAATTTCCATACTTAGTATAATACTCTGGCATTCCCGGATCATCGTCTTCTAAGTCCTGTAATGTTTGAGCATTACCTCTTTCTCTTACAAGTGGTGTTAATCTTTGATATTTTCCATCTTTATCTTTAACAAATACTTCACTTATAGTTATGAAATCTCCTCCTGATACCTCATAGTCTTGCTGTCCTTGGAATAATGTAGCATAAAAGATATTCATATCATCATGATTAAAATCATCATACTTCCATCTTCTATCATTTCTAAAGATAATAGTTACTACTTTATTTATTCTTTGATTTATTCTTCTAGTTCTATCTTCTATGGAGTATGCTGAATTCAAGCTTGAACTTGTTCCAAACAAACGAAAGTCTATATCTTGAATTAATCCTTGTTTATTTGTTGTATCGTTAAACTCCATATTTTTATATTGATGTTGGTCTCCAAATAAATGCTACCTTTGTTTGATTTGTTAGATTAGAAGTTATTCCTTTTCTAAAGATTGCTCCAATATCATATACTCCTAATAATTTATCTCCTTCTATTTGAATCTTTACATTTCCATCTCCGTCAGAAGTATCATCTGATATCTCAATAACAGAAGATCCTATGTCCTCTCCAACAATAATTCTTTCTAAGATAGCAGGCTTTGAAGATATAACATTATCATCTGATGCGGCTGATATATAAGTTATGTTCATGTTTTTGTTTAATTAATTTATTTAAGAGGGGAGCTTTTAACTCCCCCCATAAACTATGCCTTCTTAAGGGTTACTTCGAATGCTAATGCGGTTCCTTCTCCAGGCTCAGCGCTTAATCTTCCTGTTAAAGTTGTTCCTGTCGTACTTAACTCTAAATGAGAAGCGGCTGGATAAGTTTCACCTGTACTTGTCATTTCACTAACAATAAATCCTATTGGAGTTGATCCTGTCGTTATCGTTCCTGTATCTTCTGTGGATGTTGCTGTGAAATTAAGAGTTACAGTTTCAACATCTACTGGACCTGTATCCCCAGTTGCACCTGTTGGACCTGTAGCTCCTGTGTCACCTTTAGCAGATTCAACAAAGGATGCTGTGGATTCCGTTCCTTTATTCTTGTAAGTTTTCTTGTTTTCTCTATCTAATACTTCAGCCATCTTAGCAAATCCTCTACCGGTAACTCCTGTAGGAGTAGATTCACAAGTAGCTCTGGCTATATTATTATTACTATCGTATTCAAGAACTCTGAAAGAAACTCCATCTATCCTTCGTTTTTCTCCACCTATTAAGATAGGTCTATTAAATATTTTTGCCATATGTTTCTGTTGTCTCTATTGGGGAAGATTTCTCCTCCCCAATAAAGAGGTTAATTTTTAACACTTACCTTACTATGCCCAGTCTGAAGCGTCTATTTTAGCATAAACACTTAACATAGCACCATCATTAAACATCTTTGCACCATAAAGTGAAAGAGATTTAATTAAGTCTGCAAAACCTTTTTCCTTTCTAGTTATCTCTAAGGTCTTACCTAACTGGATTACTAAGTCAATTGCTCCTCTAACCATGAAGATAGAACCTTGAAGTTGTTTATCCCAACCATCTGTTGATTTACTTAAATCTGATGATACAACGATATCTCCATATCCTGAGAAAACCATATTTTCTGCATCTGTACAAGTAACTCTTCTTTTTTCTCTAAGAATGAAAGCATCTTCTGCATCAAGAGCTTCGTAGTCAGTTCCTGCTGTTCCTGTTCCTTCAACAGCTTTTTCAAGATTTCCTCTTGCG